CCAATGAGAATCGCATCTGCTGTTCCCCATAGGTCTGTATGTATTTCTGGAATATTAACTTTTTCTTCAATCAATGGTCTTGCTACATCTAAGTCCATCATTCTTTGGTCTATGTAATCTACATAGGTATTAGCACAATCAATCATCTCTTGGTCAACTGTGATATCAAAGTCCTCTACATGGTGTGTTGTACCAAGATAGTATTCTTCTAGTGTTAGGTTGTTTAGCCTTCCTTTTAGTAGTGTCTCTACCATTTCGTGAATCAATGTACCTGTCGCTGCTGGTATTCCAACCTTGTATTCTACTTGCATAGAAGCTAAGAGTTGCGGCATACCTGGACAAGCCATCCATATCTTCGCTGCTGAAGGACTTAGTTTAGCGTGGGCCATGTACAGATATATAAGAATCGTTTTCCATTCTTTGTACATCTTCTAAATCGTATAAAATCTTGCCACCAATCTTGAAATAATTTGGTCCTTGATTCCTATACCTTCTATTGTCAATTGTTTTTTTGCTAACACCCCAGCGCTTCGCTAATTCTTCAACTTCTATAGTATTTAGTATGTCAAAATTCTTATCTAATATATCCATAATTTTTTTCCCTTTAGTGTGAATTTGTTGTATGATAGCACAATAATACTAAATTGTAAGTATTAACAATAAAAAAATGAACTAATAAAAAAAGTGGAGAATTTTTATGAATAAAACAATATATGCACATACGAATATGGGAACAGAAGAGGAATGGGATCAGGCTATAGACAAGCTTGCTACCAACAACCAAGTAGCTGGAACGCATTACAAGCAATCTAAGATACAACCTATAGACTATATATATGCAAACGACTTGTCTTATAATCTAGGTAGTTGTTTAAAGTATATAACCAGAAGCAAAGGCGAGAAGTCTGATAGAGTAACTGACTTGTTAAAAGCGAAACACTTTATAGACTTAGAGTTGCAGATGGTACATGGTGTTGATGCCAAAGGCACTGATATTGGTAAGTATTCTGTAGAGTTCTCGCTAGATAAATGAGGTAATTATGAATCTATATGAGTTTGATGATCGTATCTTAAAAGAAAGAAATGGTAGGAAACCTGTATATATAAACAAGCATCTTGCTAAAAAGTTTAAGGACTTTTGTAAAAGTGAGCAGAAAGAACCAACTAAAGTGGTTGAGTATCTAATATCTTTAGGTATGAACTCTGTGAAGCATTACGATAATCCTAAAGTGTCTGTTGACATCGAAGCTCTTTAAATAGATTTTTGGTATTCTCCAGCGAATCCATCGCCTGTAACTTCTTGTCTGTAATGGTCATCTGTTTCTTACCATTAGGAAAAGTAAATAAAACCTTTTGAGGATCTAAAGCTACTAAAGCATAAACATCTAATGCTTTGTCCTCGTAGTATCTGTCTTTGGTAAATGCACCACGCCTAAAATCAAACTGCCATGACACTCTATGTGTTTGTATTTTTGATTGTGTTTTAACCTGGCACTTGTATAAAGTATGGTCAACATCAAAGATGATATCTGCCTCCGCGCTGTGTGGAACTATCAATACAGTATCAGCGTATAAAGAAAGCAGCGAGGCTACTAAGTATTCTCCAGATCGGCCAACTCTTTCAGATTGGCGTGGCATGGGTTTATTCTAATCCTACAGGTATTTTGCTTTCTTCCTTATAGTCACGAAGTTGGTTTGTTCTGTCTTTTATTATTTCGTTATATTTATTTTTTAGATTTTCTCTTTCTTTGCTATCTAAATTTTTATCTTTCAATACCTGTGTCCTTCTTGCTTTTATGCTGCGAATTTCATTAAGCATATATTCCATATTACTTTTTCTGCTTTTTTGTGGATCTATTGGATAAATGTTTACTCCACCAAGTCTTAACATAGCTTGCGTTTTAGTAATTTTCGGATCGCCATATTTATTAACATCTTTATTTATAGCCTCTCTTAATTTACCAGCAAACCCTATATCTGTTGTCCATGTTGGAGCAGCAACCCTATAAAGATAGTTAAGCTTATCTGCAAGCTGTGTTTCTGGTGGATCTCTGTCATCAGATATTTCTCTACCTGTAAATGGGTCTATGTTGGTTGTCCATGCTGTTATTAATTGTGGTATAGGACCTCCTAATGCACCAGTTTGTCTTAACGCTTCTGATAGTTCTCCTTCTTTAGCGTCAGTTGCTATTCCTGTAAACATACTCCATGGTAAATAATAACTAAAATCAAACACTTGCCATCTACCATTTTCGTCTTTATATGGAAGTATAAAAGCAGAGTTTTGATCTCTAATCCATTCAGGCATTGATTTTTTTAATTGGTTTACATCTTCTATAGAGACATCTTTAGTAGACGCTATATAGGCTGCTGCTGCTGTTGGTATTGCCATATACTTTGCATATTTTTCTGGATATCTAATTGCTGACTCTAATAAATTTGGCAAAACTTTATAGTAATATGTAATAAAAGGAATACCGAGCGAGTGTGTTCTCATGTCTTTTACAGACGCTGGCACTAAAGAATAATCAAATAAAGTTTTCTGCGCTTCTAAAGCTGCATTTGCTTCATCAACACCTCTTTTCATTTCATCAATTACTTTTGCAACTTTTCCAATTATTTCTATTTTTTGATATGCTTCTCCAGCATAATCCCCAATTAATGCAGCCGCTGTTTTTGTATATTCAAGAATATCCTTATCTTTTTTTGCTTTTAATTTTCTATATAATTTGTTTAGATCAACCATTTCTTGTTTTGCAAAAGTTGAATCTACTATTCCATATTTTTTTGCAATCTGTGTATAAGGTCCATTATTGCTCATATCTTTTACAGCCTGCGCAAGCCTTGTTGGTAATTTGTATGCTGGGACTCCAGATAAATCTAACATAATTACATTTGATGTTGCGTTTCTTATTTGTGAAGGTGGGTTTAATGCTACTTTAGAAAACTTAAACCATTTAGTAAACTTTGAAAGTTTGCCAGGTTCTCCAAATATTTTTCTAAACCAGTTATCAGATACATTTCCAGCATATAACAAGTCATCATATATCTCTTTTCTGACATAAGCTCCTTTTAAAGCACCATACTGTTTACCTTCTGGCATCTTTTTATATAAAGATAAATCTTCTTTTCTTACGTTTGCTTGTGCTTGATTTATTAAATCATCCATTTCTTGAACAATTTTTTTATCTTTATTTGGTCTTAGATTACCAGTTATTTCATCAGCAATTCTATCCCTTTCTTCTTTTAAGAAAAGAGGACTAACTTTCTTACCCTGAAATTCAACAAGACCAGATTGTAAAGTCCACTTAGGATTATTAAAAACCTTTTCAAACATTTGATATTGAACAAGATCTGTCATTGGATCTTCTATTGCTCTAGCACCTCTTTGTGAGATATCTGTAACCTCTCCTAGAAACTCTACAGTCTCATCACTTAAATCTTTTCTAGCCATGGTATAACCCATATTAGATTTCTTATCTAAATACTTTAGATACACCCTAGGTAAATAAGATCCTTTGTTTGTGGCAACTGTATCTTTGTCTAATATGTTAGCTCTAACCAAAAGATCACCCACATAATCTACGCCTCTTCTTAATTCTTTTGCTTTATTTTGTAGTTCTTTGTCTTGGATTACATTAATAGGAGCTTCTTTTGTTAGGTATTTTCTAACAAGGAAATTTTCATCAGGAGTCAACTCTGCAAAAGTATCAAAAACTTTTCTTGTTGTATCTCTTACTTTGGTTAATTTGCCACCAGTCAAACCACGCAAAAGCAAATATTCTTTCTGTTCTGGCAAGGTTTTTAAAGGGGAGAATCTAATAAAAGGTTTTTTAATATTATCAATAGCCTTAGTGGCTATCTTTTGGTAGGTTTCACCAAGAAGTCCTTTGGCTGGTTGGTATGGTTGTAAATTAACATCAGGCAAAGGTTCTGCTATTTGTTCTAATTCTTTTGTAAGCGTTGGTTTTGTGTTTGCGCTTGGAACTTCAAGAATTTCTTGTGGTTGTTTCAGTTCTGTTTCTGCAAACTTTTGTGCTTCTTGTGCTGTTTCTTTTTGTGTTGTTGTTGGAGTCTCAATGCTTTTTTGTTCTTTATCTAAAACAATATCTAATTTATTTTTATTAATTTTTGCTTGCACTCCACCTGTAACCCCACCAACCGCGCCTCCTAGCACGCCACCAGCAACAGCGCCAACACCAGCTGCCTTAGCAGATTCTTGTAAACTAAATTCTTCTTGCGCTCCAGCATTAATTCTAGCGCTTTGCCTACCATAGTTGTCTGCTGCTGAATAAACAGCACCTTCTATAGAGCCAATTTTTGCGCCTTGTTTTAGACCAGCTTTAGTTCCTTGTTTTACACCCTCTTTGATGGCTTGTTTTACAGCCTGTGAACCTGCTGTCCCTGCACCAAATGTTCCTAGTCCTATGTAAGTTGTTGGATCTGTTGCTAAACCTTTTAATAATCTACCAGCTCCTGCCCAACTAGAAGATTTTTGATCATACATATCCATCAATGTAATAAAATCTTTCTTTTGTTGATCTGTTGCTGTGTCTAATTGTGCGGCCTCAATACCCATTTTAGGTAAGTTATAATTAAACATCCCCATATAATTTAAAGCATACTCGGCGTAATCTTTATCTGTTTCTAAGTCAGGTGCATCTTCTCCTTCATTCCATTTGTAAATAGATTTAGATGCTGAAACCCATTGCGGGTCTTGTTTTATAGACTCTTCTGTTAGTTTTATTTGATCTGTTAATGTTTCTTGGACAGGAGCATTTTCTATTTTGTTTTTATTATGCTCAACAAATATATTATCTAACTGTTCTTGTGTTGGTGGAGTGTCGCCTATAATTTCTAAAGTTACACCATCTTTATTTGTAACATTGTATGTAGGCATTTTATTTTACTTCTTGTACTTTATAACCGCCTACCTGAAAAGAACCTGTGTTGTTGTTTGCTGGTGCTTGTGTACCAATTAAAGTATCAAATAATCCCAAACGATTATTAATTTCATCTTCACTTAAAGGATCTCCAATTGAATCTGTTTGTTTTAATAAATTAGCAATTAGCTCTTTTTTCATTTGATCAATAGGTTTGTTCTGTCTTGTACCAATTAAAACCCTTTCAGCTATAGCAATTTCCTCTGGTTTTCCTGTTTCTTTTATTTTGTTATAAGCCTCTAAATTAATCATTGCTGCGGTCTTATCTTCTTTTTTTCCAATTCCAGAGGCGATGATGCTAGTGCCTTTTTCTGGACCAAGTATTTTTGCAAATTCGAATAATATAGGATTGACTGATCCTTCTATTTTTCCAAGAGCTTTATTCCAGTTTTCTTCCATTTCTTTTTCTTTCTTTTTACCTTCTTGCATTTGTTGTAACTTCATGGTGTTTTGCACAAAGTTCTTATCGCCTTTCAAAGCACCACCTAAAGCATAAAGCATTAATGCAAGTTGTTTATTTTTGCCTGCATTGCCTGCATTGCTCGCATTAACTGCACTGCCTGTTGTTGTAATATTTTCAATCATATCGCCTTTATATGGCACAAGCTCTTCTGGAATAAGATTATATTCTTTTCTTTCTGGAAAAGATGGTGTCATAAGACTTGTATTACCATAAGGTCGTGCGTTTTCATTTACAGAAAATCCACCACCATAAGGATCATAATTTGCAAATAAAGAAGGTGTGAGGTTATTAATTGCCATTTATAAAACTCCGTAATTAACCATGTAATAACCATTGGCGTGTTTAGATACCGCCTCTGGCATATACTTTATAATTTCTTGCGCTAGAACGCCTGTTGTTGGATCATTTACTCCTAGCTCTTTTGCTTTGTCGTTCCAATCCCAAGTATATAAGTTGTGTCCGTTTTCAGACTTACCAATAGGTTTGATATTTTCTTTTAGCCTTTCATCGGAGAACATTAACTTTGTTGCAAGGAGCTGCGCTCCAGTACCCAAAACATCTCCTAAACCAGTATCTTGGTCGCCAACCTGTTTTTGACTTATAAGAGGTGTACCCATGCCAGCTTGTAATAAACCAATTTGCTGTGGTCCATAACCAAGCGCTCTTTGGAATTCTCCTCTTTGTGCATCTATTGCTCTTTGCTGTAGCGCCTGCTGCTGCGCACCTGCTTGCCCTAGTAATCCTAGTCCTTGCACTTGCTGTCCTTGTAAGCCACCTAATAAGCCTGCTCTCTGCGCACGCGCCTGCATCTCTAACTGTGGCTGACTCAATGCTGCTCTTCCAGCTATATCTAGGCCACCCATCTGTCTTTGTTGTTGCATCTGTGCTTGCTGCATCCTTCTTTGTTGTCCAAGCTCTGCACCAAAGATGCCAGCCTGTTGACCAAACTGTGCTTGCTGTAATGCACGCTGTTGTTCTTGTCCTGCACCAAATATTCCTAACTGTTGTTGTCTAGCTAAGTCTGCTTGTGCCGCCGCTTGCGCCTGCTCAAAACCAGACTGTCTTAAACCAGCAGCTGTTCTAGCCATAGCTTCTGCATAAGGTTTTTGTGATTCGGCTTCTAACACTGCTGATCTTGAACCGCCAAAAGCACCTGCTCTGATTGCTCTATCCTGCGAACCGCCACGCGCTATATCAGCTTGTCGCTGTATATCACCCATTGCTAAGTCTATAACTTGTTGCTGATACGGAGACTGATATGCTCCTATATCTTGACTTAATAAACCTCTGAATTGTGGAGTAGATACTGGACCTATTTGTGCTGCGCCTGGAGCTTGAGTAGCTTCTATAGTTGGTGCTTGAAAACCAGTAACAGGTTGAATCGTAGGTCTAAACTGTTCTTGCGCCATACCTTGTAAAGCTTTGGTTGGGTCATAACCCATACCAGATTCAAACATACCTCTAGTAGCTTGGAACTGTTGTAATTGATCTGGAGAGAAACCAGCAACCATTGGTCCTGTATAGGGTATAAATGGCTGTTGTGCTACCCCTTTAGCTGCTCCAAAAAGCTCTTTAAATTGTGCTTCTTGAAATGCTGGTAAACTTGCTGTTGATGTTGATGTTGTTGTGCCTTTACTCATAAGTCTTTTCTAATTAAATATTCTGTTTCAAATCCTAGATGTTTTAGTTTCCTAGTCCATCCTTTTCTGCCACCGCCGTAAAGCCTTTTTATGCCAGCTTTCTTAGCGAACTCCTCTATATGAGGTAGCATTTCTTCTAGTTCTTTATAATCGCCACCACAAAACAAAAGGTTCATGGCATTTAGCTGTGGAAACATTACAAACTCTGTTATGTATGCAGACTTTTTGCCTGGCCATAAATGGAATATTCCACCTCTTATTTTATCCTCTATGTCATCAATTGTATAGGAATCTTGATGTTTTACAGCCTTTGCTATATAAGGCTTACACCTTTCCCATTCAACTTCCCAAGGTTCTTGTACAACCTCTGGGTGTAATTCAACTACTGTATTAGTCGCCTTTTCCATACTCAACAATACTTGCATAAACAGTTAAATTACCAGCACGATCTGCTTGTATTTTTACAACATCGCCTTGATGTAAGAACAGACTTCTAGTTAAAAGCTCCTCTGTATCATAAGCAGTAATGTTATATTCTTTAAATATAGTGTAAGTAGTACCTGCATTATCTACTGTAAAGGTAATCTTAGTTTGCTGATTATCATGGTCACATACCAAGATAGATTCAATTACAGCACAAGTAAAGTCATCGCCACTTGGAGCTGTGTAAAATGTTGTTAAGTCTGTAGTTGTAAGTATGCTATGTGCTACTTCTATACGTTGTATATACTGTCTTTGTGAGGATAGATCCATTATCTTCTACCTCTTTGTCGTAGGTTTAATCTTATATTACCAACTTGGAAATCTTGTGTTGTGCTACCTGTTACAGTCATCTGTACTTGTCGTGCTGTAAACCTAGCATCAGTATATCCATCATTCTCAAAGGTAAAACTACCAAAGTCTGTCTCGCTGCCTAGAGGGGTAAACTTACCTTTAAAACTTATTGTTACACCTGGCAATGTATTTGCTTCTTCGTCTGGAATAATTTGGTTACATTGCACATAGTTATCACCATTACCTAGTTCTATTGGACCACTTGTACAAAATGGTACATCACTATTTAGGTTTGGTGAGTTAGATAATGTTGTTGATTCATGTTCGTAAATAAAGCCAAGAGAGTCACCAGCTATAGGGAAATCAAACGCACCTTGGTCAATCCAACAACCTCTATCCATTGACCCTATAGACCAAGTGTTTTCTAAATAATTCCAGATAACATATTTGTTTGGTTTATATTGACTTGCGCCACTTGGGAAACCCCACCATATTTCGTTGAAGTTAGAGTTATGTCCACCCCAACACGCCTTTCTTCCTGGTACGTTTAGTTGGTCATACACATAATCATGCACATCACATGGTATTTCACGCACAACGCCATCATAAACAAAGAAGGAGTTTTCTCCCATCCACGCTAGGAAGTTACCAGTTTGTACTACTGATCTTCTGCTGACTGCTTTACAGTTTGCACCTGCTGCGGTTATACCATAAACAAAAGGAGAGCCTACATAGCTCATCCTATCTATACCAGTATCACTAAAGATAATGACATCGTTTTGGTATTTAACTGCTAGTAATGCTCTACCACCTGTAGGTATTTGTACATCGCCTGCTGTGTTGGTAGCTTTAGATGTCCAAGTGTTTCTATCTTCTCTATCACTCCAAGATATCTTCCTAGGATCTCCACCAGAACCAATAGCAACTAAGTGCCTTTCATTAGTTACTAGGACAGCCTGACAGCCTGTAGGTGCGTTAGTTACAACAGTACCTATGGTATCAGCTGTTCCGCCTGAAACAGGTCGCCACTTGTATATTTTACCATCGCCAGAAAAACAAAAGATTAAATCCTCTCCCCAGTTATCAAAGGAGAAATGACCTGTATCAAGAGGTAATCCAGATTGACTTCTAGCATCGCCATAATCTTCTACATTATAGTGGTATGCACCATAACCAAGAGGATCATTAGAGGCATCATTTACAAAACCAGATGGTGTTATATCAGTCCAGGTGTTGTCGTATAAAACATAAACCTTTTGTCTTGTACCAACAGCTAAAATAGAAGCACCTAGGTTATCCTTATAGGCATACATACCTATAGGTTCTCCGTCTAGTGCTGTAGTTTTTAATTTAGACCAACCACCGATAGGCTTTAGATAGCCATTTTCAAAACGCACAAGATTGCCGTCAACCCAACGACCTTTGTTAGCATAGTCAGTTCCGTTGTTGACTATGCCAGCTGGCGGAGTTACAGGCAGTAGTGCCATTTTTAGCTATTGGATGATATGTAGCTTTTACCAGTTGCAACTGCTGTAGTGTAAGATGTTTTATCATCTGAACTACCAGCTACGTTTGGAGTATCGTCATCTTCATCAACAGGTGCATAGGCTAAGACTAGTTCTA